GATCTTGTGGAGATGGGCTGGAACTATGGCTACGATGCTGGCCGCGCAGTGGAGCAGGCCCTCGACAAGAAGGCAGAGAACGCCAGAGAGTTGGGGCTGGACTATGAGCCTGTGTTGAAAGACAACAGCAACTATCGTTACGACCCCCCAGTTGAATCGCCTGATGACTGGTCTGATTGGAAAGTCACCCCACCCGCACAGCCAGCACCTGTGCAGGAGCCTGTGGCGTGGATGTATGGCTGTGTTGGCAGAGGGCGGATGTATGCAGAAGAGTTAGATGATCCGGCTGGCTGGCAACCCCTTTACACCACCCCACCCGCAGCACAGCGGCAATGGGTTGGGCTGACGGATGAGGAGGTGTACCCACTCGCCAATGAACATCTGCACTACCAGATGGAAGGTTACGAAGTGAGTGGGATTTACAACCTTGCCCGAGCCATCGAAGCCCGATTAAAGGAGCTCAACATATGACTTGGATTCTTTCAGTGTGTTTTGGGATGTCTTTTGCTATTTGCCACATGCAGCGCGAATACGAATACAAGACCCAAGAAGATTGCTACAAGGCAAGAGAAAGCATCTTGCCTCAAATTGGAAAAGGTCATGCAGTTTGTGCGCCACGAAAGGAGAAGAACACATGAGACACGATCATCGAAAATCAATTTGGCTTATTGCTGGTGGACACATAGTTTGGTGTTACCGATGCGGAGCATGGAGGCCCAATGTTCCGGGTCGAATGCAGTGGCATAAACCAACAGGGCCAAACGGGGAAAATCCCGCAATGAAAGAGGTGAAGCCATGAGAGACACGATAGACATGGCCCGTGAGGCTGGCTTCAATTTGAATTTCCGAATTACAGGTAGCAACGAAGCTCTTGACCGCCTTGTTGACCTTGTCCGTGCTGATACGCTATCAAGCATTGACCCATCCAAATTTATGTCCTATCAGGAGGCGTTTGAAGCGGGGCGGCTGGCTGAGCGTGAGGCGTGTGCAAAGGTGTGTGAAAGCCTGCCCATGCAACAAGAAATAGATGTGCGTGATGAATGCGCCGCCGCCATCCGCGCAAGGAGCAAGCATGACTGAATGCCAACACCGATGGGAGCCCGTTGAGGGCCAGCCCCTGTACAAATGCGCTCGGTGCGGGGCTTTCATGAGGATTATCAAATGACAATACCCCCCGAACTGCAAGACCGATTGATTGAGGTGCTGCGCCTTGCGCACGACAACGCTTTGGAGGCGCACCAAGATGCACAGGCACGCTACAAAGGATACAAGCAGCACCGCATTGACGCACTCGGGGCTGAGGCCGTGGAGACTGAAATGGTTTTGATGGAAATTTTAAAAGCGAGGAACACATGACTTGTAAACACCGCTGGGAAGAAAACGCTTTCATCAAAAGCCTTTTCCCAAATCACTACAGATACCAATGCACACGGTGCAACCAAATCATCAGCGCAATACTGAAGGAGAAGCAAAATGGAAATTGAACAACTGAAACTGATATTGGAAACACTGCAAGGCGTGGGCCACGAAGCAGGCAACTTGGCTGGACTTTACCTGTGGTTGCAGTTTGCTGGAGGTGTCCTGACGAACCTATGCATCGCTGCGGCGGTTTTAGGCGCGGCTTACTTTGGCTACAGGGCAATCAGAGTGGGCTATGGCGCGGATACCTACGATGCGTTCTTCCGCGACATGCGCAATCAATTGTTCCCCGGCACAGGAGGATACCTGACCGATGACGAGCGTCAGCGCACCATGGCCGCACTGCGTCAGTTGGTTGCCAAACACAGGGAGCAAGCATGACCGAAGAAGACGAAGAATTCAACCGCATCGAGCGCGAGGCATCTCTGCGCAAGGCCGCGGTCCGCGAAGCGGTCTCCAAGCGCAAGTGGGTTGAACTGATGCGCGGGGTCCGTGTTGAAGGCGACACGGTGGTTATCACGGTCAAAGGCGGCAATGCCGAGGCGCGTTGCCTGTGCGGAGAACTTATCAACGAGATGGAAATGAGAACATGAGCTACATCATTGCAAGCCTCCCCCCGCTCAAGTGCTTTGTGCGGCGCGAGTTTCTGTACAACTTCACCAAAGGCTTTGGCGAGTTAGAGCCTGCCATCTGGGTCAGCATCAAAGCGCTGCGCGGTCAGGTGTTCAGGATCGAATCACTCCTGCCCAACTACGGCGCTCTGTACGACAAGCTGCCCTTGCATGCGTATGTGTGGCGCGAGGACTTCTGCGACGATGACAACGACAACGAGGTTGACCTGCCCATTGACTACCTGCAACTGTGGGACTGCATGGGTTACCGCTTCACGGTCCTTGAAAAGATCGGCCTGCGCAACCTGGGCGTGAAGTTCCTCGGCAAGGACAAGGCATGGCACCACGGCAGATACCTGTTCACTGTGGATTTCTGTGCGGACGGTATGGACGTTGACACGGGGTTCACGGAGCAAGCTGAAGAGCACAAGAGCTTCAACTTCATCCGCCTGGAGAACGGCCAGTTTGCTTGCCAGCCCAACAACCGTTGCCTGTGGTACGACCAGAGCTTGATCCCTGCCGATGTGAAGCTCCCTGATTTCCAGGCGGCGAAGGATTTTTACACTGTTGACGGTTCGCGCAAATGGGCCGCGGGCGACGATTGGTTTTACGGTATGGAGGAGAGAACATGAAAAAAGACATGAAGGTCTGGGCGATCAAGCTCAGGGGCCGCAGCTTCTACAAAGACAGCTACGACATTCCTTTTGTCTATCCAACAAGGATTGCCGCGGTGATGGAAACCGAGAAGATTGCAGACTGGAAGAACAGAAACCCGATGAACAGAAGCCCATCAACCGAAGTAGTGCGCGTCAGATTGCGCATAGAGGAAATCGTATGAGAAAACAAACTTGCAACTGCCACCCTGACTCGCCTTTTCACTGGGCGCGCAACCCGCGGCCCAGCATCTTCGCTCAGGACATCGCGTTCCGGCCCAAGAAGGCGCAGGTGTACGAGAACCTGACACAGGAGGAAAACCTAGTGGCTTACAAGCAATTCAGCATCCACAGCCGCGCGCATCCCAAGATCAAGCCAAGCCTGAACAAACACGAACTCGGAGGGCGTAAAAAATGAAATGGAAACAGTGGGGCGAGAACCATTGGGTGCTGATCGACAGCCGAGGCGAAGTGGTTGACGAAATCAAACGCGACAGCCAATTCTTCTTTGTACTGAAAAGCACCAACAAGAAGTTTGTCGACATCAACAAAGCCAAGAAATCTAGAATGACAGGAGTAGAAGATGGAAAACGGGATTAAAAGAATCCGCCTCTGTATGGGGCTGACCCAGCAGCAGTTTGCTGACATGCTGGAGTGCTCCCAGGGCAACATTGGCCACTACGAGCTGCGCGATCAAATGGTCCCGCCAGAGACGGCCAGGAAACTTATTGCTGAAGCCGCGAAGCGCGGTTCGCGGGTCACCTACGAAGACATCTACGGCACCGTGGACGAGCCTGTTGTCAAGATCAAGTCCAGTGTCCGCAGAGAGATTTTGGAAGCCAACGAAAGGAGAGCACGCCATGCAGAAGATTGAACACGACGTCTACGTCATCATCACCGAGCTCGGGGCCCAAGCTGAGGTGGTGATCCCGCCTCTGGAGCTCAACGACATCCGCAGGGAGCGTGACGAGTACCTGTCGCAGACAGCCTCTGACCTCTACGATCGTGTGGTGTACATGGTCCGCAGTGAAGGCTTGGAATACGACCCTGTGCTGGACGAGGCAGAAGAAGGCCCACTGCTTGAAATCCAAGTGCGTATGGGCATGTTCTCCATGTCCTCTGCTTTTTGGTGCGAGACGCGGCGCGAGAGGCAAGATAAGTTGAAGGCGTCTGTCAACGAGCTGTTCAACGGCGTGTGCATGATGAAGAAGCACTACGACGACGTGGTCCGCGAAGAGGAAGAAGGCGATGAGAAAGCGAAGTAAGTACCGGCCACGCGGCGTGATCTACGACACCATGCTCCACGTCACAAGCGGCATGAAGGTGGTGGGCGCGATCAGCGCTGGCACCACGCTCAAGATCAAGAATCACGCGGCGCTCGAACAGGTGCGCACGGGCCGCGGTACGCGAGAAGATATTGACGTTCTCATCTGCGCATTCAACATCACAGAAGCTCTGGCTTTGATGCGTATTGGGGACGACTGGAAGGATGAGATTCGGGCCGCGCAAGACGCGCTCCTGGCAATGGGACGCCGGGGCGTGGAGACTGGCAAGTTTATTTTGCGCGGACCCGAGCTCACCTCTTTCAACTTGGCCATGGAGATCCATGACGCACAACTCGATGCCTGTACTGTAGCTGAATTGGAAAAGGCTATCGAGTTTGTGGAAAGAATAGTCAAAAACAAACAAGCACGGCCCATCATACGAAAGCAGCATGCAAAAGAAGAACACGTCTGAAGGCGATAAGCCTTTGTCACAAGAGGAGCTCAAGGCTTGGTGGCCCTTTGAGCGCCTGGACCCGAAGAGGTTCCCCAAGCAACTCAAGGCCACTGAACCCGATCCGCTTGCGGACATTGAAGAAGCACTTTTTTAAGGAGAACCCCATGGCAAAGCCATTTGCAAAAAGAACCCTGAAGGTGATGGACCACTTTCGCACACACCCTGATGCCCCTGTTCTTGAGGTAGCAGCCAAGTACAACATGTCGCTGTCGCAGACCTACGCGCTTCGTAAGAGGGCCAGGGACCAAGAGGCCACAAAAAAGGTTAACGAGGCGCTTGCAGAGCTGCCTTGGCAGCCGCCAGTTCCGCTGCCTGTGCCAGAGGTTTCCCGTCCAATCATCAATCCAGAAATCACCATGGAGCCCGATGAGACGAACGTGGACCAGATTCTGGGAGAGCGCGGCAATCGCTACGGCACCTTTGAAAGCAATGCCAAGACCTGCCAGTTGTTGAAGAACGTGCTGCACTCACAAGAGGGCTGGTACCGCCTTTCTTATGTTCAACGTGAGGCGGTGGAAATGATGATGCACAAGATCTCCCGCTTGGTGAATGGTGATGCGACTTATCTTGATACGGTTGTTGACATTGCAGGCTATAATCAGCTCATGTTGGAACACATGAGGGATCGAAATGAAGGCAAAAAAGTGGAATAACAGCACGCAGCAACGGGCATATTACTCCTGGAGAAACATGCGCAGACGCTGCACCAATCCTAGCGATGACTCCTATCACCACTACGGGGGTCGTGGCATAACAGTGTGTGAACGCTGGGAAAGCTACGACGCCTTTTTTGAAGACATGGGCAACCCGGCACCGGGCCTGTCACTTGATAGGATTGATAACAGCAAGGGCTATTCACCAGAGAATTGCCGATGGGCCACGGTCCGCGAGCAACTTAACAATCAGCGCAGAAATGTGGTGATTGAACACAGCGGCATCAAGATGACGATTGGTCAGTGGGCCACGCATCTTGGGCTGCAGTACTCCACGCTACATAAACGCCTTGAACGAATGGGGCCCGACAAGGCCTTTGCAGTGGGTTATTTGAGAGAGTGGAGGCACGGCACCCGTGCAGGGTATGAAGGCCACGGCTGCCGCTGCGACCTTTGCAAAGAATCAAACAACGCCCGTCACCGGGCACAAAGAGAGAAACGGAGAAACACATGAGCGATACCGCAGGCCTTGTCTTGATGATCTGGGTTGCAGCCGCATGGCTCACCCACGTGGTGGCGTCTATCCAAACAGCGAAGTGGTTGCTGCTGTTGGTCGGGGCCATCTTCTTCCCTGTTGGCTGCGTGCACGGCACGGGCATCTGGTTTGGAGTTTTCTGATGATTGAAGAAACTGAAAAATACAAGACAGGGTGGAGCGATCCTCGCGCCATCTATGGCACACCCCAGGGCAAGGATGAGCCTGTCCGCCACGAGCACGAAAAAAGCATGGGGGCAGGTGTGATCCCAACCGTCACACCTGTGTCCCAGGTCCCTCAACTCTTACTGCTGCTGACCCCATGAACACCACACGCATCAAACCTGAAGAAGCCCGGGCCATGGTCCTCGCTGCCTTGCGCGCGCACGACTACAAGGGCAAGACCTCGGAGCTGGCACAGTGGACGGGGCTACCGTCTTCTGTTGTCCGCCGCGCGGGCTTGTACCTGTCGTCGCACCTGCAACTGGACGCACAACGGGCAACTGGCGCAGCCAAGGGGGAGTACCTCTTCACCCTGCGCCAGCTCGACCTGTTCGAAGACCACAAACCTCCGGCCACGATATGGCAGAAGGTCAAGAGTTGGTTTCGTTAAAAAGGGCCCCTCGGGGCCCTTTTATTTTGCTTCGCCCCAACTCGGGCCAACTTCCACGTCACACCTGTTGGGCACTTCCATCTTGACGCAGTTCGCCATGATCTGAGCAGCCTGCAGCGCCTCATCTTTGGTGCGCACGGACAGGGCCAGCTCATCGTGCACTTGGAGGATAGGATCGAAGCCTGCCTTTTTCAGGGCCACCATGGCCGCTTTGGTCTGGTCTGCGGCAGACCCCTGGATTAAACGATTGAGCCCCTTGTAGGTGCCTGCGCGCTTGATCCTGGAGCCGTATTCAATCACAGCCTGTTCACGGGGCAGCGCTTTGTTCACGCCCCACTCCATGGGTTCCCAAAGAGGGAACCGGCACTTGCGGCCAAGCAGCGTGCGGATCGCGCCGCCTGCAGCCGGGTGGTCAATCCTCTTCATCACTGCGTTGACCGTGCCCTTGAGGAACGGGACGTTGGTATGGAACCGTGTGATCAGCTCCTCCGCTTCGCTCAGGGCCAAGTCCAGCTGCGCTGCGAGCTTGTTCTTGCCCATGCCGTACATCAGGCCCAGGCCGATCGTCTTGGCTGCCTTGCGTTTGATCCCGGCCATGTCCGCCACCATCTGGTGGAAGTCGGTGTTGGGATCGTTGTTGTAGGCGTCGACCATGGTGTCGGCCCCGGGCAGGCCCAGGAGGCTTGCGTAGTGCACCAGCAAGCGCGGTTCCTGGGACGAGAAGTCATTTGATGCCCACATGTGCCCCTGCTCAGGCAGGAACAAGCCACGCACCATCGGGCCAATGATCTCGTGCCGGGCAGGCACTTGCTGGAGGTTGGGGTTGGCCATGGACAGACGTCCTGTGACCGTGCCGCCGTCGTCTGACCTCATCTGGTTGACGTGGGGATGGATGCGCCCTGTCTTGGCGCTGAAGTCCATGTACGGCTGCAGGAACGTGCTGTGCGTCTTGTTGGTCTCGCGCGCTTCGATGATCATCTTGGCCAGCGGGTGTTCGTGGTTGTCCAGGAACTGCTTCGTGAAGCTCGGCAGGCCGTTCTCTGTCTTGCTGTACTGAATGCCCAGGCGATCAAAGGCGTGGGCGATGGACTGCGCAGCCCAGATGTCGATCTTGACACCGGCCTGCTCTTTCATCTCCTTGAGCAACTGGTGCTCACGGGTGCGCATGCGGTCAATCATCAGGCCGCATTTCTCTCTGTCAAAGCGGATGCCCTTGCGGGTCATCTCCAGCAGCACAGGGAACACATCGGTCTCGACACCGAAGATGGATTCGACCTCATCCTGGCGCATCTTGATCTTGAAGTGCTGCCAGAGTTTGAGGGTCAGCGCCGCGTCTTGCTCCGCGTACTCGCCGACGTACATCGCTGGGAGCTTCCAGAGCTCCTTTTTAGGATGGACACCGAAATCGGCTGCGGCCTGCTTGAGGCCCTGCTCACTCTTGATTTCTTGGAGGTAGTCGAAGCCGAGGGAATTGAGGCTGAAGCTGAATCGGTTTTCATCCAGAAGCGGGGCTGCCAGCATTGTGTCGAATATTCGGCCAGCAATTGTGAATCCACTGGCACCCAGCCACCCGGCGTCGTAGGCCGCGTTATGCATGATCTTGTCGGCAGGGGTTGCGAGGACATCTTTGATCCATCGTTCCACCAAGCGTTTATCCAGATTGCCACCGCCAGCATGAGCAACAGGATAGTATCCGGACCACCCGTCCACAGCGATGGCGTATCCCACAATATAACCGTCACCACGAGGCCACCCGGGACCAAAAGATTCCAAATTAGGGTCACAAGTTTCGAGGTCAATTGCTATCTCCTTGGCTGTGGATAAGTTGGGGAAAGTCTCCGGAGCAACCCACTCTGTGGGGGTCGGGAAAAGTGGCATGGTTCTCATAGCATGAAGCCTTTATCTTGAAACTTGGGAAGCACTAAGTGCAATGATTTCTTCGCGCGGGTAATGCCCACATAGAACAGGCGGTTCACGTTGTCCCCGTTCTTCTGGAATTCCTTGGCGAACTTTGTGGAGATGTCCATGAGCAACAAGACGTTGTCCGCCTCCCCGCCCTTGGCTCCGTGGATTGTGGACAACTTGACCCGGTTGCCGTCAGTGAGCTTGCCGCCGCGGCGCAGTACAGAGATCAGATACTCGCGCTTGTCGTTGGCGATCTTGCCCAGGGCCTCGTGCCAGATGGGGGTGGACAGCAGCCCGTAGCTGGCCTGCAGTTGCTCCATCGCATAGAGCTCGTTGCGATCGCCCTTGAAGGTCCGATGTCCGCGGGCCACGTAATCCGAATCGAGATACCGGTAGATGTTGGCCACGTCCTCGCCGCCGACCAGTTGGTTCTTGCGCAGGCGCTCCCAGGCAATGACGGCCTTGAGGATGGTTGGTCCCACGCTGGGAACACCGCTGCGGTCAAACAGCACGCCCTTACCCTTGAGCCATTCGCCCACGGGATTGAGCAGGTAGTTGGTGCTGGCCAGGATGAGCCATTCGCCGTTGTCCACGGGCACGTCCTCGAAGCGGTAGTAGGTCATCACGTGACCCTCGAAGTCACGGGGCTTCCACACCTTTGGTTGGCGCTCACGGATGCGGTGCACAACTTGGTTGGCCAAGCGGTGCACGGTGCTCGGAACGCGGTACGACTGCTGCAGCACCTTGATCGTGCCGGTGAAGGACAGGAAGCTCTTGACGTCTGCCCCGGCCCATGTGAACACAGCCTGATCGTCGTCGCCTGCAAGGTACACCCGTTTGGCCTTGGAGGCCAGTGCCTCAACCATCTGCCACTGCAATCGAGATAAATCCTGCGCTTCGTCAACGATTAGAACCTCCAGTGAGGGTAATTGCTCTGCATCGCTGACCACCATCTCCAAGAGGTCGGTGAAGTCCAGCAGGTCCTTGCTGCGTTTGTAGTGGCGGTAGGTCCGCTCGACAAACTCAAAGTGATGCCACTCGATGTCCAGCCCTGACTCGTTGTAGTGCTGGCGCAGGTCAATGCCGCGGATGCGGGCCAGATTGATCTCGTTGAGGATGGGGTTGTCTGGCTTGGACAGGTCCGTGTCGTCGTCAGCGTTGATCTTGATCTCGATGCCTGCTTGCGCTGCGAACTCGCGGTAGTTCTCCGCTTGCATAATCAGGTCGGGCTTGACGGACAGCACGCGGTAGGCAAGGCTGTGCAGTGTGCGAAAGAACGGGAAGTCGGTCTTGGGGTGCAGTTGCGGGAACTTGGTGAGCGCGCGATCCCGTGCTTCGTTGGCAGCCTTTCTGGTGAAAGAAAAGTAGCCAATCCTTGCAGAGGAAACCCCTGACTCCAGCTCGCGGTCCACGACGTTGAGCAGATAGGTAGTCTTGCCAGAGCCTGGGGGCCCGAACACCTTTTCAATGTTCGGTGTCATGGTCCGTCACTCTATACATATCGTTGGGCCAGACAAGGATCGGTGTGTCTATCCCGATGTACGCGCCCTCGATGTTGAACTCGATGAACTCGCGTGCATCCTCAAACGTCATGCCATCACGCGACATCAAGATGTTGCGGATCACCTCAGCGTTGTAGACCAGCACTTCGGTCTGGCCCTTCTTGTTCCAGACCATGGCCGGGCCAATGATGGCCTCGTCTAAATCGTCCCATTTTTTCAAAATGGACTCCCTTCGGTGCGTTGGGTTTGTGTGTCGAACGGAGCTTCTTGTTTGCCGAAGCGCGGGATGCGCCAGCAGCGCACAGCGCGGCCCTTGAGGAACAGGCTGATGGGCTCGCCCCCGATGTCGCGCAGGCGCTGGGCCATCTTGGGTGCGGTCAGGGCTTTGAAATTGTTGCGCAGCAGGTGCGCGTCCATGTCCTTCATACGGAAGTAGGTCTTGCCTTCGTCCTCGTCTGTCCATGGTCGGCCCATGAGCATCTCTTCGCGGGCCAGGGCCTGTTGCATGTGGGTCGTGAACTCTTCCAGCAAGTCCATGAACCGACCGATGACGCTGGTGTCCTCTGACGCCACGGTGATCTGCTCGGTCTCCACCATCTCTTTGAGCAAAGCATTGAGCAGGTTTTCCCAGTCAACCTTGCGCAGCGTAGGCGGCACGGTGTTGATCTTCTCAAGGCATGCCTTCTGGAAGGCCGCTTGGTTGTAGAGCATCTCTGTCTCGAGCTCTACGCGCTTGCCGTTGACATCCAGGAACCACAGTGGTGGGTCGCTGGCGTACTTGGACAAGCTGGCTATTTGAGCCGCATCAGGAGCATGGGCTCCAATGCCGAACTTGCGCGAACGACAGAGCCCCGAGTTACAAAAGCTGTTGAGAGGCGCGTCCTTGCACTTGTATTGATAATCCTTTTTGCCAGCCTGTTTGATGATGAGCTGGACCTCATTGTTGGGCAGCGGGGGAGCAACGTATTTGAGGTTGTACTCGACCATCTTGTCTTCCCACCCACCCGGGTGGGCACGTTTAAGATAGACCCCAATGTTGAATAACCCATTATTGCGGGTACCTTCCGGAAACCCTTGCGCACAAAGAGCTTGAAGGCAAGGCGGGCCGTCTTTGATGGGGCTCTCCGCTTGTTTAGGCGGCTCAGGGAAATTGAGTGGCGTGTCTTGGACGTTGGCAGCGTGGAGCTCATAGAACTCCTCAAGGGTCGCCGCAGAACCGTCGGCATTGAATGCATACCTTGTGCCCGAGTCTCCACCGAAGTACGGAAGGTTGAGGAAGTTGCCGGTGTCTCCTCGGTCCACGAGAATCTCTGCCTGCTTTGGGAATATCTCCCGGCCTGCCTCGCCAAGAAGAGCAGCCGCGTTCTTGAGATACGTCTGGTAGTCACGAGCAGGCGCAGGCGTTTTTGTAAATAGGAATACATGTGCACCTCCTGACTTGCTGCGGCATACAACGAGCGGCAGCTTCAATTGATGAATTTTTTCAACCAAGCCTTTATGGTCGAGCGGGTACTGATCAATATCGATACAGCCCCAGATGCAAGTGTTGTCAGCACGAATTGGGATAATGCCCAGGGACGGGTCAACCCCCGCAAAATGCTGGACCCATAAATCGTCAGTAGGTGGCTTACGAACCACCGTGGCTTGTCCCGCCTGCTTACCATCGCCTCGCTCCGATTTAATTCTGTAGGTGCCATAAGCGATGTCGAGGCCGCTAAATATGGCTTTGAATCTGGTGATGTCGGTCATACAACTCTCTATAAAAGGCGGGGCGACTTAAAGGGCACTTAAAGTTGGAACGCGTCCAACAGCGTCTAGCAGCTTCCCAGTGCCGCCCCTAAACTCAGAATGGTGCTGGAGCAGAGCCTGCAGTGCCCTCTGCGTGCTCGTGCTTGACCTTGACGTCACCGGCATTGATCTGCTGTGCGAAAGACTTGGCAGCCGTATAGGCGTTCATGTCTTCAACAGGGCCGACCTTCTCCACTTCCCAACCAAACCACTTGCCCTTGTCATTCGACTCGGCCTGTGTCGTCAAGCGATACAGGTGGCTGTACATGGGAGGCGTGAACGGACCGTTCTTGCCCATCATCTTGGTGGACATCAACATACTGTTCCACTTGCGTGACTTCTTCAGTTGTGTCGACTTCATCGTGATCAACGCTGGCTCTGGAATGCCGCTGTCGTTGATGACCATCACGTAGTGGTTGGCCGTGTTCTCGATGTAGTTGCCGTTGTCCAGATAGTCCTTGCTGTCGCCCGGTTCGCGGTGCGTGCGCGTGAGGATATCGGACGTTGCGGGGTAGACAGCGATCGGAGCGCCGCTGCCCGAGCCGCGTGGGGCCCACTCAATGTATTGGCGAACGTAGGCCACAGGGATGACCGTGATGCCTGCCTTGCCGTCATGCAGTTCACCTGTGACAGTGTTCATGATCATGCCGGGCAGAGCGCCGTCCACTTCACCCACTTCTGGGCTGGTGTTGGTCAACAGACGCAGGAACGGAAGCGCAAAGTCTTCCTGGCCCATGCCGTCAAAGCCATTGTTGGCATCATCTTCAAATGCGTTGCCCAATGCAACTGCGTACTCTTTGTTCTCTTGAACTGCGACTTGATTCTTGCTCATGATTGATTTCCTTGCTTCGTTAAAAATTAAAATTTCCAGGTGATTGCTTTGACGGCCCACATCTGTGCTGTCTGCGCTTCAGTGATCGCTACGCTGCACATGCGCTTCACTTCGGCGTTGTCAGTTGAATTGCGGAGGTCGTTCATGCGGTCGATGACTTTGGCAAACTCCGCTTTGCACTGCGCTACTGCATCGTCGTTGCTGGGATTGAAGGTCAGGCCCACAGCCATTTCGCCGTAGGTCAGTTTGCGTTGCTCTTGGTCCATGATTCAATTTCCTTTAGGCTGATTTAATGGTCGCTTTTTGGCCGATGAATACGCCAAAAAGTTCTGTCGGGAACGCAGTGCCGCGCTCCGTTTGCTCACGAACCCAGGCCTTGAGAGTCTGGGGTTCGATCTTCTGCGCTTGCTCCACAGGGTAGCTTTGCTCACGCAGCAGATTCAGTAGGCTCTCGCACAGTTGGTCTTCTCCTCGACCGAACCGCACGGAGACCGTGTTCTTGATGATGTCGTCGTAGCCATTGTCACGCAACCATTCGTAGGCCTGGGCCCGGTTCTCTTCCTTGATGGAGGCAGAGTAGAAAGGCTTGACAGTGATCTTGCTGCCGTCCGACATGGTGAAGTCCTTCATGCCAAGCTCGGCCAGCATGTTGGGCAGTGTCTCTTCTTCCATCTTGCGCAGTTGTTCCTTGCGCTCCTTGAGAACAGACTCGATCTCATCGATCTCTTTTTCCAGCATCTTGGCACGCTTGGCCAATGCTGCAACAGAAGACAGGTCCTCGTCCTTTACGGTGAGAGCACCTGCGTCCTCTTCAAACATGGTATTTAAATTACTCATCGATTTCTCCTTTCTGGGTGACGTCAATTCTGACAGGAAGATACAAGTGCTCGCGGCGATCCCACTTCAGCGCTGTGTAACGGCCATTGTTGAAAAATGCAGCAATCGAGCAGGCCAGGCCAATTGCTACGGGGTCCCCTGCTAACAGCAGAAAGTCCTCGTCAGTGTAGTTGCGCAGTTTATTACGCAATGTGCGGATCGTGGGTGCAGTGCTGAATGCAATCTGGTTGTATGTAGGCAGCAAGATTTTCATCTCACCAAACTTCATAGCAGGTGTCAAATTGTGATTCGGCATCTCTTGCACAACAAATACGGTTGGCATGTTTACGCTATCCTTTCTTTAAACGTGCATTTAGTGTACACTACTTTCCAGGTTGTCAACAACCTTTTTTAGAAAGACAGAAAGCAATGGACTATTTTTTGAACAGCTACCCCTTCAAGAACCAACCGTTCACCCACCAAGCCGCATTTCTGCAGCGTTTTTGGGAGGACCCGGAGGTTGCGGTACTCGCAGAGATGGGCACTGGCAAGAGCTTCATGCTCATCAACAATGCTGCGATGCTCTATGACAAGGGCAGGATCAATGCGATGCTTATCGTAGCACCCAAGGGTGTGTACCGCAACTGGTACACATCCGAAATACCCAAGCACATGCCAGAGCACATCCCTCTGGCCATGGCGTGTTGGTCACCGACTCCGCGCAAGGCCGAGAAGATAGAGATGGAGAAGATGCTGGCCAGCGTGGACAGCCTGCGGGTGTTGGTGATGAACATCGAAGCGTTCAGCACAGACAAGGGCATGCTGTTTGCCCGCACGTTTTTGCGGGTCACCAACTCCTTTATGGCAATTGATGAAAGCACTACGATCAAGACGCCCGGGGCCAAGCGCACCAAGAGCATCATCAAGGTCGGCAAGGAAGCAAAGTACCGCCGCATCGCCACGGGCTCTCCTGTCACCAAGAGCCCTCTGGACCTGTACAGCCAGTGCGAGTTCCTTGGCAACGACTGCTTGGGCTACCATAGCTTCTATGCCTTCCAAGCACGGTACGCGGTCCTCGTCGAACGCAAACTGCCGACCCACACATTCAAACAGATCGTCGGCTACCGGCACTTGGAGGAGCTGCAAAAGAAGCTCAACCACTTTGCCTTCCGCGTGACCAAGGAAGAGTGCCTGGACCTGCCCGACAAGGTGTTCGTGCGCCGCGAGATCGAGCTCACGCCAGAGCAGAAGAAGTACTACGACCAGATGAAGCTCATGGCGCTGTCCATCCTGGAGGACGGCTCGATGATGACCACCAACAATGCGCTCACGCAGATCATGCGGCTGCAGCAAATCTGTTGTGGCCACGTCAAGCTCGACGACGGTAGGCAAGAAGACATCCCCAGCAACCGCGTCAACGAACTGCTCGCGCAGATTGAAGAGGTCGAGGGCAAGGTGATCATCTGGGCCAACTACCGCCGCGACATCGAGAACATCAAGCTGGCGCTGCAGGAAAAGCACGGCATGACGTCTGTAGCCACGTACTTCGGCGACACAGAGGCCGAGGTCAGGCAGGAGATCGTGACCAACTTCCAAGACCCGGGCCACGATCTTCGGTTCTTTGTTGGCAACCCCCGCACCGGTGGCTACGGTCTCACGCTCACAGCGGCCAAGACCGTGATCTACTACAGCAACAACTTCGACTTGGAGGTGCGCTTGCAGTCCGAGGACCGCGCTCACCGCATCGGCCAGACCAACAAGGTGACCTACGTCGACTTCATCAGCCCGGGGACCGTGGACGAGCACATCGTCAAGGCCTTGCGAAACAAAATCAACATCGCCAACGCAGTGCTCGGAGAAGAGCTCAAGGAGTGGATTAAATGAGCGAAGAATACGTACACGTGGTTTACAAGATCGGTGGGGTGTTCTTGCCCGCAGGCATGTACTCAGCGGAAGAGCTGGAGAACCTGGCTGCAACAGTTCGGGAAAAGGAGCGACTTGAACATGAGGCCCTGCAGCGATCCATTAAAGCAATCAAGATGGAATTCAAGGGGTTCAAATGCAATTAGTCCCCATCAGAAACAAGTTCGTCTACCCCAAGCTCCAACGCCTGGACCTGCCCACGGGCCGCGTTTACAGCCTCGATGGCAATCCCCCGGTGCCAAGCGTCACCACCATCCTGTCCAGCACCAAGGACAAGGTGCAACTGGACGAATGGGCCAACAGGGTTGGCCAAGAGGAAGCGGAGCGCACCAAGAACGAAGCAGCGCTGGTGGGCACGCACATGCACTCAGTGGTGGAGCGCCTGCTGCTCAACAGGCCCCTGGAGACGCCACGCACGTGGCTACAGGTCAAGGGCTACCGCATGGGCTACACGCTCATTGAGAAATTCTTTCCGCATGTGGACGAGGCGTGGGGCACGGAGATTCCTCTGATCTACTCGGGCCGCTATGCGGGGACCTCGGACTTCATCGGTGTGTACAAGGGCAAGCCCTGCATCGTTGACTTCAAGCAGACCAACAAGATGAAACGCCGTGCGTGGATCGAGGACTACTTTGTCCAGCTCGCTGCGTACGCTGTCGCACACAACCACCAGCACGGCACGGCCATCAACCAGGGCGTGATTCTGATGGTGTCGCAGGAAGGAGAAGTGCAGGAATTTGTCTCCGTCGGGCGCGAGTTTGATGGCTACTGCGACCAGTGGTGGCGCAGGGTTGTTGCCCACGAGAAAAAGGGCCCGGGGCCGGACCCGGGCCAAAGTACCGTCGGAGGTGGAGAGCCCCTGCCTCAGGCGTAGACGGCAACTGCAATTTATTTTTTCTTGGCCGCACGCATGTTTGCCACCAGCGAGGGGTAGACCTGGCCTTTGCGCTTTGCTTCGGCCTTAGCCGCAGCTTTCTTGGCAGGGGAGAGCTTCTTGGGTGCGCCCAGGTCCTTGGGACGGGCTTTGTCCCACACGGGTTTCTTTGAGGTAGCCATGGCTTAGTTGCACCCGCGCTTAGCGATGCCCTTGCCCTTCATGGCCATGCCGCCAGCGGCCTTCATGGCTACGCCACCCTTGGCCAGCTTGGTGGGGGTTGCGCCCTTGTGCAGGCGACCCTCGTGCTTGTTGACAGCCTTTTGCATCATGGCTTTGTCTTTTTTCACGTCGGCGTGTTTCATGGGAGCTCCTTCAGGGTTGTGGACGTTGGCCAAGTTGTTGCTGACGCTGCTGCAGCATTTGGCTGATTGGATCATTCGGGAACAGCGTTGGGTACATCAGGTTTGATTGTGGCGCTGGCGCTGCTGCGGGCGGTGGGCCCATGCGCAGGTTTGGCATGCCGCGGGTAGGCGGTGCAGGGGGCAGCTTGCGCAGCATCGTTGCTGCACTCTCACGAACAGGAGGCTGCCCTGCTGGCGCTGTTTCTTCCCGGGCCAAGTCAGACGCTTCGAGGGCCGTGATCCGTGCAGGGCCAGGAACGTACATCGTTGGGGAGATGCCGATGTCTTGCAGCTTGCCTGCCAGCCTCTTGGCCTCGGCAGGCGTGCCCACGCGGACCATGGACTTGGCGAACTCAGGGTCCTCCAAAGCCTTGGTGAAGATGCGCTGATACAGCTGGTCTTCGATACTGCCTGTCAGGCGCAGCATGATGGCCAGTGCACCGGTGCTGGGGTTGATACGGCCCACGGCTGCTTCACGCATAGTGGTCGTCATGAACTGGATGCCGGAGCCAAACAGCTTCTTCATCGACTGATCCAGCGAATCAAACGCAGGGATCTGTCCAGTGACGTCAGCAAAAGCATTGACCCGGCGCTGCAGGTCAGCCAGTGTCTTCAGGTCATTCAGGTGCGAAGTGTTCTTGAACAGGACGCCCAAAGACTTGGCGTTGTTGTCCAAGAAGTTGCCCAGAGCACCACCGCCTTGTACGCCTTCGGTGGCCAGATCCCAGACCTTGCGACGCAGGGCAGCCAGACCTTCGGGGTCCTTGCCGACCTGGTCCACCAGCACACGCATGGTGGCCGGATCGCGCAGCGCGGCAGCCAGGATTTGTTGGGGATCGGCATCGGGGCGGCTAGCCTTGGCCAGCAGGTTGTCGAGCTCGTTGTTGGTGGCGTCCACGCGGCGGCGATCGATCTCGCCCATGCGCTTGGCAAAGTCATCCGCGTTGGCCACCTCATCGCGCAGGCGCTGCTGCACTGGGGCAGGGAGAGCCTCGACGATGTTCTTGTTGTTGTCCAAGATGCTCTTGATCTTCTTGGGGTCCACCAGGCCGTCTTGATTGACAGCACCCTTGGAGCGCAGCCAGTCAATCGCACCCTTGGTGAACATTTCATCCTTGATCGGATTGTTGCCCAGGGTGACATCAAGCTGGCGCAGGTTCTCTGCTGTCTTGAACGCTGTGCGCATCAGGTCTTCGTTGGGCAGGAGGTACTCCCGGCCACCGGCCTTTTGCGAGGTCATCAACAGGGGCAGGCGCTTCTCGTAGCCAGCGTTGTAGTCGTCAAGCACCATCTTCATGGCGTCGTACTCACGGCTGACCTTGGGCACCGAACTGAGGACCAGGTTCTCGATGTCCTTGTAGCCAGCGTTGCCGCGATCGAGGCGCAGTTGCGCATCCGCGGCCCGCGTTCCACGGCCCGACATCATGGAGCTGTTGAACGAGTTGACTGCATCGTGGCGCGCGCGTTGTGCAGCGGCCAACAAGTCCAGTGCTTCGGGGACGTTGATGTCGATGTTTGTGCCTTCGCGGGCAATCATCTCGGCATCGGTCCTGATCTGCTCAGGGTTGACGTAGATGGGGCGACCAGGGATGCCGGTGGACACAGCCACTTCGCCCTTAGCGCCGCCCTTGGTCTCGATGCCTGCCGCCTTTTGCAGCGTCAGTTGACGAGCCAGTTCATCTGCAGCCTTCTTGCCCTTCGTGCCGGAAGGCGCGATCAGAGCGCGCACGTTGGCCACAGTCTGCTCACGCAGTGCTTCGTCCAGGGGGTAGCCAGCCAGCTGCTCATTCACGCGCTGCTGGATCAGGGATTCGGTGGCCTGCTTCAGGGCTTCTTGGCGTGCCCGGTCAGTGGCCTGCACCATGTTCTGCAAGATCTTGATGGGCTCAGGCATGGGCCCACCCTTGGCTCCCGTTGCGCGGGCCGGGGTGTACTTGGCCACCAGGGCACGAGCAGCCTCTTCAATGTCGTAGGCAGGGAACTCTGGCAAGGACTTCCCTGCTTCGGGGCCTTCACGGAAACGTGTGTCGGCCAGCGTGCCGTCAGGATTGACAGCGCGCTTCATGCCAAGGCGGGACAGGACCTTCTGGCGCATGCCGAAGTCAGCTTCCATGTCAGCCAGGAGGACGCCGCGCAGCTCGTTGTTGAGCATGTCGATGTTCTGTGGGCCGAGGCGCTCGGAAATCGCAGCGACTTCCGCGTCGGTCATGTCCTTCTTCTGACGCAGCAGGCCTTCAAACAGATTCTGGCGCTCTTGCTGAGCGGCCAGGAATGCTTCTTCGATTGGCTTGCGGGTCTCGGGAGAGAAGGAATCAAACAGGGCAGCAAGTTTTTGCTGGTTTTCGTTGATGCGGGCCTTAACAGATTCCAGTTCCTTGGGGCCCAGTTGCTCAAGCAGTTCCGCCTTGCGCTTGAGCAAGGGGTTGTACATGGTGCGCTCGGACACATCGAACAGGAAACCTGCATCCGCGATCCGCGGATCGGCCAGCGCGGCCTCCAATTGCTTGAGCGCCTGCTGTGCTTCGGGGCTCTCGCTGATGGGGCCGAACACCTGCGCCAGCTTGCCTTCGGCGCGCTTGACCAGGACGTTGGGGATGATGTTGATCAGGGGCAGACGGTAGCCCTTGGGCAGGCCAGCGATTGCTTCCTTCTCGACTTGGCCAAGGCCACCTTGCGCGCCCTTGATCTTGTCCATGGTCCAGCCAGCAGCTTTGACGCTGGGCAGGCTTGCAGCAGCCAGGGGCAGACCCATGAAGGCAGCGGCAGGCAGGAGCTCTTTATACAAGTCCTTGTATGGATTGGCCTCGTCCATGTTCTCTTCGACGGCCTGGCGCAGGCCCTCGTAGCCTGCACCGAAAGCAATGTCGGTGGCAGCAGCGGCCACAGGATTCTTCTGTGCGTACTGCACAGCAGCGTTGGCAATCGACTTGAGTGTCCCTGCGCCGGGCTCAGCCGCTTTAACCATCGGAGCGGTCTTGGCAGCGTAGGCCAGAATGCCGGTGAATGGCAGCGTGCCGCCAACACCTTCGCCCACTGCGCGGGCATAGCGCTCGGCGGAGTTGACGGGAGTGCGCTCACCTCTATTGAAGAACTTGGCCAAGGTGGCAACCTGGTCTTCTTGCATGCCCAGGCCCTGGCCAATTTTCTTGGCTGCAAAGTCAGGCAGTGCGAACAGGGCGCTGTTGAATCCCCAGGAGAAGTTGTTGATCAAGCCCTGCGCTGTCTTGCCGTCAGGAGCAGGCATCTCAAGGCCCGTGGCCCGCGGATCGACAGGCCTGGTCCCTGCTTGTGCAGGAGCGCCTTCTGCGCGACCGACAACCTCGCCGGTTGCCATGTCAATAACTTCTCCACGGGTATTGGTCAGCGTAGGCATTATTGGTTCAGAGCTCGCAGTTGAGTTGGATTGAATTGCTGAACTGTACCATTGGGCATGCGTACGTGGACCACGGCCCGTGGGTCTTGGAGCTTGCCGATTGTGCTGCCCAAGAACGTGAACATGACCCTTTGCTGATCTGGATCGGCAGGGATAGTGAACGGATCGTTTTTCGTGCCGGTGTTGGGCGTGCGCATGACGTAGTCGTTGCCCTCGTAGCCCAACTGCGTGAGCACCTGCTGGCGCGCATTGCGCAGCATGGCCTCCGTGCTACCAAACTGCTTGGCAGCCAATTCCTGATCAGCAAAGAACGCTGTGGGGTTGGAGATGCCCTTGGCGGTCTCACGCACCCACTCTTGTTCCTGCACCGCGACACGGCCACCGTCGTTGGCCGAAGCGATGTTCTTCAAGATGCTGTTCATGCCGGTGCTGATGCGAGTGGACGCATCCGCCACGTCAAAGTTTGGCCGACGAAGCATGTCTGGGGCGATAGGTATCCAGAGGTTGTTGACCTTGTCCTGGAACCACGCTCCGGGGCCATAGGCACTGGTGTAGACGCTCTTGAGGTTGTCCAGCGTGGACAGGCTGTTGTCCAGTGAGCGCAACGTGTTGGTGAGCTTGATACGCTCCGCCTTGTCTGTCTCCATGGTCGTAGGAGCCGGTCCGCGGTTCTCGACAAACGGGTTGTCTGTGTCGCGCAGCGTGAAGCGGCTGCCGACGGCAGACTTGACGGTCGGATCGTCGGCCACGAGCCCCGCACCAACGAACGAACCGTCCTTGGTCTTGACCACGCGCAGACCTGCTCCACCGTCCTCAACGACTTGGCCGCCCTTCTTGGCCTGCTCTTTGAGGATCTCGTAGTCGCCCTTGAGCATCTGCAGCTTGAGGGCCTGGGCATACTTGTCCTGTGCGTCCACGTCGCCGATGGCCTGCTGAAGTGCGGCCATCTTGCCCTTGACACCGAGCTCGCGCTCTTGTGCGGCGATCGCAGCAAAGCCACGAGGCAAGCCAGAAGCGGCCTCTGCCAAAGCCATAGCGAATGTGGGCTTGCGTGTACCAGCCAGCTTCAAACCAGCTTCGGACAACAGCAGCAAAGCGTTGATCTTGGCCGACTCTTTGTCGTCGCCCAGAATCTCTGCAAACAAGGGCTCGTACTCTGCCCGTGCCTCGCGGATGCGATCGACCTTGCTCTTTTCCTTGACGGCTTCCTTGAGGGCACCGGCCACGCCAGTGTCCTTTTGGCGCTTGTCAAAAGCGGCCAGCTTGTCAGTGATGAATGCACCCAAGTCGTCAGCCGCAGGAGCAGCCTCTGTTGCAGCGGCTGGAGCCATCGTGGGAACAGCAGGAGCAGCGGCAGGAGCGCCCTCAGTAATGGTGTAGCGATCAGGCCTGGTCGTGGTGAACGGCTTGTCCATGCTCATCGTCACGGCAGGCGTCTGAGCTGCGATGTTGCGGCTTTGCAGCTCTACCAAAGAGTCCCTGGGGATTTGGTCAGCCAGAGAGCTGCCCATGCGATCGCCCTGACTGCCCTTAGGAGCTGCGGCCAAAGCGGCCAGCCCTGCAGCAGGCAACGCCATCTGAGAGATACGGGGATACTGCTCCGCGAGCCGCGTCACGCCTTCCCTGATGCCTTGCGTAAAGGTAGGCTGCAGCAAGTCGCCGCCACGCTGAATCTGCTCAGCGGTGAACTTGCCCCCTGGACCGCGGACGTTTTCCAAATAAGGCTGGGAGATGCCTTGGGGCGTCATGAACATACGGCCCAAAGCTGCATTGGCTGACGAGCCAAGCTGGCTTGCCTTGTTGCCAAGGAACTGCGCACCGCGTACAAGACCGCCGTAAGCGTAGCCTTGAGGGGCTTCAGCCCCCTGGGAAAAAGGGGGAGCACTCTCCATGCCCTCAGGCATGGGAATACCACCCTGAGGCATGGCCGGAGCAGGTTGAGGGGCCCCCATCTGATCAGGGGCAGGCATTTGTGCGCCAGGGGGCATCATGCCCTGAGCCTGAGGCAGTGCGCCGATACCAGCTTGCTGGGCACCCATCTGACCCATCAGCATGGCCAGGACCTCTGGGGGCGTTTCCATGGCGGCTTCTTCGCCAACCATCTGCGCCAGCTCCATGTAGCGAGCGTCCAGCGAGCGCACATCACCGCGCAGGTTGTTCATCAGAATCTCAGGGTTCTGGGGCGTGCGCGCCATTGGAGGCATTTCCTCCATGTCGGCGTTCTCGTCCTGGTCTTCCATCTCTTCCATGTCAAACCCAGCCATGATCCCGGAGCTCTTGGCTTCCTTGGACAGGGGCATTGCGAACATGGCTCGCTTGAGGATTTCTTCTTTCATCATCTGTCCTTAATCATGGTCCGAGAAGGCCTGCCCGAGATGCTGCGGCACCTGCGGTTGTTGCGCCAATGGCCAAACCCGTTGCCTGTTGGAAGGGGCTTGGAGCGGCAGTGGACTGCTGCATGCTGGACATCTGCGACGACGGAGCGCCCCTGTAGATGTCCGACAGGAATGCTGCTTGTTGGTAGGGCTGCATGTTCTGCTGCAAAGTGTTTTGGCGAGACGCATCCAGCTCGGACTGTGCCTGCTTTTGCTGAGCGGAGCCCAGGTTGAACAAGAAGTTGGTGTCCTGCTGGCCCATGGCCTGAGCCTGCTGGCCAAGGGCCGCGTTCTGCATGCCGATGTTGGCCTTTTGCGTGCCAAGAGAACCGAGGCCCTGGGCCATGTCCCTGCCAATACCAAACTGCTGCGTGGCCAAGTTGCCAATGCCCTGAGCCATGGACTGACCAAGCTGGGACTGCTGACCCAAGATGTTGGCCTGCTGACCAGCGACGTTGCCGTACAGGCCTGCCAAACCAGCCAGTTGACCAGAGAGGTTGCCTTGCAGACCGGCTGCACCCTGGCCCAGTTGGGCCTGTTGCAAAGCCTGCTGGCCGTACAGACCGCCAATACCCTGCAAAGCCTGAGCTTGCTGGAGAGCCTGCTGCTGCTGTGTCTGGCCGAATTGGCCCTGCAGACCGGCTGCGCCCTGCAGGCCCTGTGCTTGAGCCAACTGGCGACCTTGCTGCTGTTCAAATGCCTGCTGTGCCTGCGCGGCAGCCTGGTTGTAACCCTGCGACAGGCCACCTACGATGGCGGCGTTACGCTGCTCAGAAAGGGCGCGCTCGAGTTCAGCGCGCTGCACGCCTTCGCGGCTGCCACCAAAGGCCCCGGCGCGCGTAGCTTGTGCCTGCAGATTCTGGCGAGAGATATCGCCCTGGCGGTTGATCTGACGGATGGACTCGTCGATCACCTGCTGCTGGTACGGGTTCATGAACCGCTGTGCGCCGCTTGGGTCGTACATCTGGGCAGCGCCCTGCAGCGCGCCGATGCCCTGGCCCAGAGTGCCCAAAGCCTGCCCAAAGTCTGTAGGGGCTGCACCTGCTGCAATCCGCTCTGCTTGGCCAAGAGTGGACAAGGACTGCCCCATGTTGGCTTGCGCATACTGGTTGGCCATCTGCTGTGCAGCGGTTAGGCCCTGTGCGCCTTGCCCGATCAGCGGAACGCCCTGCGTTGCCAGTTGAGCGCTTTGGCCCATCTGGCCAATAGGTATTGCCGCCTGATTCATCGCCGCTTGGGCAGCGGTGAACTGGCCGCGGGTGTCTGCTCCACGCAGCACGTCGGCGGCTTCGCTCAGCATGCCGGAGCCTGCGGCGACATCTCTGGTTCCAGCGGTCAGGAATGGCTGGTAGGCACCGATACCTTGGCGACCCATTTGCAGCGCAGTCAGCTGATCGGGGCTCATGCCCGCGATTTCGTAGTCAGGGGTCAGGTACTCGCCCCTAAGGGCGCTGAGATTGGCCGCGTCGGTCAGCGCTTTGGCTGAGTCCATGAGGCCAATCTTGCGCTCCTCAATATCGGGCGCTTCGCGCGTAATGGATTCTTGAACTTGACTCGCCATAGATCAACCCCGTTCTGCGTTCTTTTCAAGCTGATGCATCAGCTTGTACATCTGTTTTGCACCTGCACGGCGGCTGCCTTTGCCCGCGCCGCGGACCGCTTTCGCCGTCATAACGAACTCTCCGTCAGAGAGCATGGCAGGGATTGAATCAGACTTCTCGGTCCCCGGGCCGCTGATTTGACCAGTGCGTCGAGGATACCCGCCCTGGGCCAAAGCTGCAATACCGCCCATGTTTAAAAGGCGGGGTGCGGCAGCCGCATAGCGCTGCTGCACTTGCTCAAAAGGCAGACCAGTGGCTGCTGCCATCTGGGCAGGAGTGACCTTGAACTCGTCCATTGCGGAACGAATTTGCACGTCGGTCAGGCCAGGGCGATCAGCTAAGTAGGTCTGAATCGCCTGATTGCTGAAGTTTGACGGCGCGTTGTAGCGCTGTTGCACCTGCTCAATTGGCAGGCCGGTGGCTTCTGCCATCTGGGCAGTGGTGATACCGAACTGGTCCATCTGCGCGCGAATCTCCGCATCCGTCATATTTGGCCGGGTGGACAAATAGTCGCGGATGTTTTGGGCGCTGTAGGTAGGCTTAACCACGGGCGGCACCACGGGCGGCACCACGGGCGGCTGCACCACGCCAGGGTACGGAAGAGTATATATGGGCAGGTCGCCGCCTGTGGGCGGCGCTGCGACCACCTGTCCAGGGGCCGTGCCCAAGATGCGAGCCTGTTCGGCCATCGCATTGCGCTGGCCTTGCAACATCGGAGCGTACGTCTGGTTCAAGGCAGCAAGCTGCGCTGCACGGTTACGTGCACCAAAGCCTGTGTCCGACAAATCCATGGGATTGTTCTCAGGCGCGAGGGCCGAGAGCCCCGCATTGATGTTGGCGTACATCGCTCCGCTGCCCGCGGCCCGGCGCATGGCCCGGTTCCGGTTAGCAATGTCACGACCAGCACGCTGCTGAGCCATCATGGTTTCCAGCGCTGCTTGTCTTTCGGCGGCAATTTGCTCTGGTGTCTTCTTAGGGGGTGTCGTAGTCGCAGCAGGTGGTGGTGCAGCAACTTCGCCGCCGTCCTCATAGCCACGAGGCACCAGGTTGGTGTACATCGAAGCTGTGTTGTATGGCTGAGCTACCTGACGGCTGCCGAATGAGCCAGGTGGTGGGATGTATATCGGAGGCAACTCAATGCCTCCTTGGCCACCCATGCCAGGCGTGTTGAAGCCGCCGAAGTTGTAGTCGGGGACGTCGTAGGTAGGCAAGCGAGTGCTTTGGCCAAAGACCGGTGCGCCAAACTCGTCGTACACCACGCCAGGGAGACCCTGCATGTACATCTGGCGTTGAGTACCTGCCTCGCGGATACGCTGGGTAACAGGCTTCATCAAGGACTGGGTCATGGGACCACCTTGAACTGGCTTGGTGTCAAACCCGCCGGACAGTGCCATGATGCCCGTGCCTGCTAGAGCGGCGGGGCCGTAAGTGCGCAAGAACCCAGGGGACATCTCTCTGGAGGCGAGCCTCATCGCATCCGTAGCGGAAGTACCTGGGGTCTTGAGCATGATCTCCTGCGCACGGGCTGAGACCTGTGCGTTGGTTGGCCCGGGCGAGAACAAGTTTTTCGCGCCTTCTTTGAAGGTTCCAAAGTCTGCAGGGGCGTCGCCCATGCCCATGCCTTGGCCCATTTTGGAGAAGGACTCGCCAATAGTAGGGGCCTTATATGGCCCAGTGGCGGGAGTTGGAGCAACTGCACCAAAATCCCCGGGAATTGCACCAAAATCCCCGGGGCTTGCGGCAGCCATGCGTGTCGGATCGTACCCAGGACCAGGGTTGATTGGACCTGGGGCCTGGCTTGAGACATAGTCTGTGCCTATTCTCTTAGGTACGATGTCCCCTTGCGCAGGAACCGGAGCCTGATTTGGACCAAGGCTTGAGGGAGCAGTCCCTCCCTCAGGCACAGGGGCTTGCAGAGAAACGCCTGGCTTGAACATCCCGGTGAATTTGTCCACTTGCCCTTGAAGCGCCTGACCAGGAGTCAGGCCTGCAGTCGAGGCACTGCCCGAAGCAAAAGCATCCGCACCGCCCATAAGCCCTGCGCCAGCACCGGCAGTGATACCGCCAAGTGCCCCAGCCTTCAACGCATCGCGCAAATTGCCGCCCGCCAGGAGCGTGGAGCCTGCACCACCTATAAAACCACTGACAGCGGCCACGCCTGCTGCGGAGGTTGCTCCGACCATACTGGCTGCGGCTGGGCCGAGGAAGAAGCCCAGGGCCACGGTCGTCACAATGCGGCCCACGGTGCTGCTGGCGAACTTCTTGACCGCCTTACCGATGGACTTGAAAGCCTTCTTCAGGAAGAACTCTGGCAGGCCTGTAGCAGGGTTGATCGTGCCCGAGCCACCGCGGCGCTTGAGCATCCGGGCTTCGGCTGGGGTGATGTGGGCCAGCATGGTGTCGCCGTTGCGACCGTAGCTGGCGATTGCCTTGGCAATGGGCTTGAGCTCAGCAATACCGCCTTGGGCAAAAGCCTGCACGCCCGAGGGGGCGGCAATCATCTGGTCCACCGCCATGTTCAGGGCAGCGAAAAAATAGGGATCAAACTGCTCAGGCAGGATATCGTCGGGCATGCCCTGGGCCAGGAACTGCTGGCGCAACTGGTCATACTGCTCTGGGTTGGCCAGAATCTGATCAACCAGATCGTTCAGGGCGTCGAGTTCTTCAGGAGAGACGTCCAGGCTGCGAAGCTCTTCGGTGAACTCGGCCACAGCCTGAGGGTCCACTTGGGACGCGCTGGCCAGCATTTCGTTGGAAAATTCCTGAGGAGAAATCTGCTGGCGCATCTGGTCATAGATCGCCATTTCTTCAGGATTTGGGCCCTGTGGTGCCATCTCGGCAGGCATCGCCATTTGTGGGTTTTCCATAGTGTTTCCTTACGCCGTGGCCAGCAGGTAAAAGTGTTGAAATCGTATCATGTTTGGCTGTTATTGGGTCAGTGCTCAACGACTGATCTCTTCCCAATCGAGAGAACCGAGAACCTGATTTCCGTTGGACGCCGCCGTGCAGGCCAGCGTCAACTCATAAGGAGTTGCGGTAAATGGGTCCCGCTCAAGCTGGGAGGCAAACAATGCTTCCTTGAGAATGTCTACACTGTTAGACCCCTGATTGGAACCTTGGAAAAAGCCAGTTGCCAAAATGCGTCCGGTGCCGACAGTAAACGCTGTGCCGGTAATGTTGTACTCCACCGCCGAGTTGGTACCTGCACTCACCCAAGTGCCGCCGGTCGTAGTTCCCGAGGCAACCACTTCCCACTTATAGTTTGCGTTGTTGCTAATCCCCAAGATTGAGATGGCTGTTAGGATGGCGATTGCATCCAACCGAGCTGTCTTTAGGCGAATCGACACAATCGGGTAAAACGTCCCGGCGGTTGTCAGCGTTTTTGGGGCTGTAATGGCGTTACCAGCGGATAACTGAGAGCCGCGCAGCTCGTACCCGCCCTCAGAGATAACCGTACTACAAACTTGTTTCAACGTGCTGGCGCTGCCTGTTGCGCCCACGTTTGTCATTTCGTACCGCAAAGGCAGGGATGCCGTAGTGATGTAAGTGGTCGTGACCAGATTGGCGTGGTCAAAGTTGTGGCACGGGATAAAAGACCCGTTGATGATAAACCCGGTGCGGACTGTGCCCAAACCAAGCCACTCAACGTCCATGTACAGAATCTGCGCCTTAGAGGAATCCAAAACCAGGCCAGAAGGCCCAGTGCCATCCATAGGGTCTTGGTTCCAGTCAGCCTGAGCCACACGGGTATTGACCACAGAGCCAGTCACGCTGCTGCGCTCAACCATGTAGTTGATGGAGCCTTCGCGCTCAAAATAGATGCCGTTAGCAGCGCCGTAGTAGCCAGCACGTTGGCGCAGGTTGGCCTTGGGATTACCAAACACAAAGGTGTTCATTACCAATAAGCTCTTGCCGGGCTGGTAGGAGAAGACTTTGATGGTCTCGCGGATGATCTGATCGCCGTTGGCTGAGCCAACCGTCATGTTAATCAAGCCCTCATTCGCGCTGAACGTAGCTGCGGCGGTTCCCGTGATGCTGTTGACCCAGAGGTTGTTGTCAGCGTAGCGGTGCGACGAATCAAACAGCGTCAGTGGATTGCTGACCCGCTGACGCCCAAACGCATCGATAGCGGTTGATGGAAAAGAGATTGGAACGGATGTATCTGTTGCCACGAGCTGCCCCAAGATGTTTTGCAAACGGTTGAAATACAGGCGCAGCACGTTGTTCAACTGATCCTGGTACTCCCTGGAATACTGCGCGGTTGCAAGGGGCAAGTTGGGCGCAGCAATCCGAGAAAGCTCCAGCTCTGAAGTGACAATCAAAGTCATCGACGGCCATCCTTGCGAATATCCAGGCGCGGCGCGCCCAGTTGCCACGTAGTGCCCAACTTGTTGGACTCACCCTTCATGATCATCTGGCGACCGCGCACGCGGGTGTAAATCTGCCCGGTGAACTCTTCCGTGATGACGTACGTCGAGCCCTTGAGAACGTCCCTGCTCTTGCCGCTCGTGACCCCCGAACCGGAGTTGGTCAGGCCATACAGCGTCATTGTGATCTCAGGTGACGAGCCCTCTGTCGAGCCTTCAAAGGTCAGGTCAGGCAGCATGCGCCACACCTGTGCAATGTTGTGGCCGTCCTCAATGTCAAACTCCGACGAAGAAATGTAGGCTGCGATTGGAGCAGGGGTCCCCGTTTCGTTGTCATCCACACCCACTTCGTGTGACACAACCTTGTAGTTGTAGGTGGCTGCAATTGGGCTGCGCAAGAGGCCTGTGTCGAGCCACGCGGTTCGTGCCATCGTGCCGTAGTACCAAGCATTCTCGGCGTAGTTGTAAACAACGTACTTGTCGACCGTTATGCTGTCTTTAGAGCAATAGAACCACCAAACCTCATTGAAGCCTTCGTTTGTGCCTGCATAGACCTGCTGGTTTTGCTCTATGTTGAGGTCGTTGAACACGTACCGGCGCAGGTCGCAGTTCAATGTCTGCACGCGACCATCGTAGATGTAGAACTTGTCCACACCCATCCAGTACACCACGCCAGACGCCAGCACCGCAGCGTTGGGGCCCATGACAGAAATGTTGTCGCCCAAGGGCTGAGCGCCCCAGACGAACGGCGGTCCGAGATACTGCATGGAGTACACGGCCTGATCCGTGAGAATCACAATTTCCTGTCGTGTCTGTATGGCAGCAATGATTTCTGACCCCAAAGACAGGCGCAGGCTACCGGCCTGGTTCGTGGCCTGCGGTTCCCAGATAAAGGGGCTCTCCTGGTCCGACCAGCGCACAAGCATTGGATCGAGGGTTGTGCTCTGGAATTCGTTCGTTCCAAACAGGATCACGAACCGGGAATCGGACACCAACAGGTAGTTGTGCACAAGCGGCGCATTAGGGTCTTCGACACCATAAATATTCACGCCGCGCTGCGAGATGTACTGCAGGCCAGACTGGGTGCCGCTGGTGGTGATGGCTGGACCGCTGATCGTGGCAGCAACACTGAAGTTCGTGCCCACCGAATCGCGGACAAAGTATGTGGTGCCCACAGACAGGCCCGTGGGCAACGCGCCGGTGGACTCGAATTGAATCAGCGTGCCGTCAGGAAAGTTGAACCCCGCAGGCAAGGAAATAACGCCAGGAGCGCCAATTGAGATTGTGATCTGAATAGGCGTCAGTTCCTTGTTCGCGTTCCAGTAATACACGCCCTGGCCCCGCGCGCCGTAGATCAAGTCTTGGCCAAAGTTTCTGGCGTTCCACAGTTGCAAAGCGTTGGCATCGGGTACACCATTGCCCCAAGTGCCCGCGCCCCATGGGCCTGCGCCCCAGCCGTTGTATGGAACCTGGAACGAGGGCCCAGCGTTGACCTGGTACTGCGTAACCACTGTGCCGCCGCCAGGAGAGCCGGAGACGTCCGTAGCGTTGCTCACTGCGTCTACGGTGATGGTGTAGTTGTCGTCGTCAATCAGGGTGATCTGAAAACTGCCTGTCAGTTTGGCGGCAGTGATGTTTCCGCCAAGGCCCGTGATTCCCGCGCCGCTGAACGTGACTGTGCTTTCGTTGGTGCAGCCGTGGTCAACATCAAATACGTTGACTACTGAAGTCCCGGCGGATGCCACGCTGAATGGATTGGTCAGGGTGACCGTGCTGCGGATGGGTGTGATGTCATAAAACGCCCCGCCCCGGTTGACGTAATACTTGAGGTTTGTGCCCACGCCCAGCAGGTCAGTGTTGTCCAGGGTGACCCAGTTCCACAGTGAACGGCATATGCCGGTGAAGGTGTTCGAGGAGTACTGGACCCAGCCACCAATCTTCTCTGGCGTGCCCTGGCGAAAACGAATCTTGTCACACTCGTACCAACCCCCTTCGGTTGTGTACCGTGTGTTTTCCCGATTGACACCGGGTTTGAACAGGATTTTTGATAATGGCATGGAGTACCTCAGCGTTGCGACATTTTCGCACTTAACTCAGGAACAGCGCAATCTCGGCTTCCCTGCGCTTGACAAGACCCGGCAGGACTTTGCCGCCGCCCTTGGTCCAGACCCTGAACGCTTCGGCTGCGCCTTCCCAATCACCCCGGTTGGCACGCATGCGGATGGTGCTGCGCTGGAGGTTGCCTAGCCCAAAGTTAAAGGAAATAGAGACAAGAGCGTCGAAAGAGCCTTGACGCCCAACCACGCCGGGAACAAGACGAAGAACACCCCGTTCAAAAGTTCCGACGTCAGCGCGGAATAGTTCGTCGATTTCCGTTTTCGTCCAGACACGGTTGTCCTCCGGTTTCAATGGCATCTCTTTGCGGATCATGGGCGTTTCCTTGCCCTCTACCCGCATCACGGGCAGCCTGATCTGCTCTTGGTACAGGACGTGGCCGTAGCCAATCGTCCAAATGTGCGCTGGGCAAAGGTAGGGCCGAGAGCGAAAGCCCTCGTACTTGTGCATCAAGTCTTCCCCGGCTTTGCTCAGTTTCACTTTTTGCTCCAGCCACGGCTACCAAACCAGAAACCAATGATTGCGCCCAGCATTGCCATTTCGTCAGAGCTGAAGATCAGGTCAGAGTATTTGATGACATCGTCGATGTTCTGGATCAAACCCGGCTGTTGGTACAAGTACCAAGCCATAAAGGCGTTAATCGCCACCAACTCCAGCACAAAGATATAGGTAACTGTGGGGCGCACTGTGCCCACATAGCTGGACACCCACGTAGCAGCCTTCTCAAGCACCTTGGCATCGTGGGCCAGAGCAGCCTCGGTCATCCGGGCATCGGTCTCCATCGCCACCTGCTCGGTGCGAATTTCTTCGATCTTGGCTTGGGCAGCAAAGCCAGCAGCAGCCAGTTGCAGTTCACGCTCAGTTTGGACTCGGGCCAAAGCCAGCTCGTGTTTCTGATCGGCCTTGTTCTGGAAGTACTCCAACAGCTTGGGTAGACCCGAGATCAGCAGACCCCCGAGGGTAGAAAGTAGTGAAAGCATCAGTGGCCCCTTTTGGTTAGCATGGCGCTGGCAATTTCCAGCATGAATTTTACTTGTTGGATGTCCTGCGGCGGCTCAGTCCAGCCTACCGTAATCTGTCCGACAAACCGATGCGAGTCCGGAGGTACGCTCACTCGGCAGGTGTACGTTACACCCTTCTCCAAGTACCACAGGCCCACCTCAGACTGCGCGTAGCGATATTCCCCGCAAGGAATCTCGTTGGTCATCAACCGCACCACGTCAGCGTTGTTGGCCGAGTTCTGGCTAAACAGACCCACGTCGATGTCCTCAATCGTCTTGTCCCTGCCATCCTTCGTGTAGGCCCGGTACAGCACCCGACTGTTGAACAGAGGGTTGACCTTGAAGACCGCCACCACCGTAGCGCCAGTCCTCTTGAGCAGCATTGAGCTTGCGTCATCCGCCCGTGAGGTGTTGATCTCCGGCAGCTTCTTGGACTCCTTGTAGGCGTCCCGCATGAACTCTTGGTTCTGCCACAGGAAGTACCCAGCGAAGGCCACAATCCCCATGAGGAGGATGGCAAACAGCTTGAACGGCGAGTCCACATACCCGAGCACCTTGTCGAGTGTTGTGTTGGCGTTCAGCTTTTCATCGCTCATCTCAGGTGCAACATGTACAAAACGATTCCGTAAATGATCAGGCCAGCAAGGATCACCGTGGCGATGCCGATGGCGATGTACTCAACCAACTGCTCCATCTTGGCCTTGCGCAGCTTGGCGGCTCTTTCTGCGGCCTCTTGCGCTTCCCTGCGCTTACGAGCAGCGGCAGCTTGAAACTTCACCCAGTCATTCCACATGCCCGGACGTCCGGCATAGACCATGCGCTCACGAAGTTCTTCCTCTTGCAGCCGGAGTTGTTCCAGCGCCATGAACTCTTCAAGGTCGGAGCCGCCACCCTTTTTGGTAACGCTCTCCTGAATCTTCGCCTTGTTGTCGAAGTAGTCGAAGACCTTGGAGCCCAGAGCCGACAGTTCTTTACCGTTGGCAAGAGCCGCCTTGATCACATTGAAAGCCGCATTCGCCGCCGCAATTTCCGCCAACATACCTATCACCTAAACAACGGGATGACAACGTAGGCGCACCAGACAATGAGCCCAACAGTAAGGGCCGCAGCAATGAAGCTAACGGCCCAGTCTTTCATGATTACGCCACCGCCACCCACGATGTTGTGGCTTCGTCCCAAAGGTACTGATTACCATCTTGCGGCATCGGTGTGGGAGCACCCCATTGGCAAGTATCTTCATTCAATACCCAACTTGCGTAGGGCTGAGGGGGAATGAACGCATCACGACCATCATCATAGGTGTAACCGATACCAGCGTAATTCTTGCGCATATTGCCGTTGTAGCTGGTCTGCTTCCAGTTGGTCTGAGCGCCAAACAAAGACTGACAGAACGTCACACCCTTTGCTTCCTGTTCTACGCCTTCGTGCATAAGCTCGTTGTTGTGCACGACGATTACCTGCGTGACCAAATTGTTCTCGTCAAGTTGTGCGAAGTGGGCCATGTGCTACCTCAGAATGTGATTGAGCCAGAGCCGGTCCAGCGATAAACACGGAATCCGCCAGAAACGGTAATTGTTGGTGACCCAGTAGTAGATGTTGCTGCAAGGAATGTATCGGGATACCGAACAACCACTACGCCCGATCCGCCATTACCCCCTGCATACCATACTGGCGTTCCTGTCCCATCGTTTTGTGAGCCGCCGCCCCCGCCACCGCCGCCAGTGTTTGCAGAGCCAGCGGAGCCATTGCTAGAAGAATTTCCTCCGTTTCCGCCACCGCCTGTCCCGCCACTTGTTGCACTTGCCCCAGCAATACTACCCCCACAGCCACCACCACCAGCGTAAGTAACGGAAGAACCTGTAATAGAAGATGCTGTCCCATTGCCCCCACTACCACCTGTGGAACCGCTTGCGCTTGCTCCACCACCCGAACCCGCCGGGAAAGTACCACTGGTTAAGTTATTTCCTCCGGCGTTACCTTGTCCAGCAGTGCCAGCTCCTCCCGTGCGTGGATTACCATCACGCCCACAAGCACCGCCGCCAGAGCCACCGCTTGCCCCATCTCTGTTGAGATTGCCGCCCCCGCCGCCGCCGCCAACCGATGTAATAGAGGAAAAAACACTATTCCCACCAGACCCGCCGCGAATATCGGCTCCACCAGTTCCTCCAGCACCAATTGTGACGGTGTATGTTATTCCCGAAGACACGGCAAATCCAGTTGCCGTTCTAAAACCGCCAGCACCACCGCCGCCATTGCCCCCAGCACCGCCGCCAGCAACCACAAGATATTCAACCGTAGATGGCGCTACAACAAAACTTCTTTGGTTTTGGAAAACAGCTTGCAGTGCGCCGCTCATGTCAAACCACTCCCGGAGATGAGCCAAGATGTCGAGGTGATCTTAATTGCCGTGGCTGATCCGTTTGTCGCCAAGGTCCGTGAGCCTGTTGTACCTGCGGGGGACAAGGTCAAAGTGTCTGATGTGATGGCAATCGTGACGTTTGCCACTGCCATGTTAATGAACGTGATGGCCGTGCCGATGGGATAAGCCACCGAACTGTTTGCAGGGATCGTGAACGTCCGAGCGTTGTTGTCTGCTACCGGGTGGAAGATGTGTTTACCCGCATCGGACAAGACCAGCGTGTAGGCAGCGGACTGGCTGTTTTGTGGGATGCTGAGATAACCGACTTGGTTGCCGTCCCCAAGCGTTGCTACGCCTGTTGCACTGATACTGAGGCCCGTGTTGCCTGCACCTTGCAGCGACAACACCCCAGAGGCATCGGCTGTGACGACTGCTGCACCAGTTATGGTGTCTGCGTTGATTGTGACTGCCATGTCTTACTCCGGTTGTGTGGGCCACTGAACGCCCCAAGGAAACTCTGCCTGCGCAGTGATGTCGCGCAAAGCCTGACGGTATGAGGCCCATTTGCTGCTGACATTATCGGGGATGTCCTTGCCCTGAGTCCAGTCAGTTGCGGCCAGTTTTGAGTTGCGATCAGCACGCACGCTCTTGGCCTGCTCTTCGTCCTTGGCTGTGATGGCATCCACATCCATGTTGTTCACGCCATATTTGGTGTACCACTTGCCATCGACCTGCTCAACACCATCGGCAAAAGCCACTTGGTAGCGGGTGGGTTGGGCCTGTGGGCCTTCAAAGACCACATCAGCGCCCAAAGCCTCTAGGACCTCTTCAGTTGTTGCAGCCCATGTAGGGCCACCGTTGGCTTGCTGGTATGCACGGAATTCGCTCTCGTACATTACTGCGCCTGTTTCTCTGATTCGTACTTGCATTTTGATTCCTTACGATATTGCCAAAAACACGTAGCTGACGCCATTGCTGTTTGCCAAGTTGCCGCCAGCGTTGCTCAGTTCAAAACCAGAGGCTGCGGTGTCCACCCAATCGGTGTTGGTAACTTCAGCGGCTGTGCTGTTGAGGCGTAGATACGGATCATTACCCGATACGATTCCACGGGCAGAGTCCCAGACATACCAATCGCCTGTGGTGCTGGTGGCCTTAATCAGAACGAACCTTGCACCGCCTGTGAAGCCGCAGTTGATGACTTGGGTTGCACCAGTGCCTGTGTAGCTGCCTACTTTGGAAACGCCGGGGCAGGTGGCGAAGAGGTAGGCGACAAAGTTAGCCCCTGATGCGTTTACAAACTCAAAACCTCCAACAGTAAACTGTGAAGCTGTCGGTGCGGTATCATTCCAAACTGTTGCATCAGCAACAGCGTCTGTAGAATTAAGGTAGAGATACTTATCCTGAGGGGTGCTCAGGTCAGCACCTATATGGTAAACAGCCCAGTTTCCAGGATCGCCAGTTCTCCTCTTCACAATCATCAACTCAGGCACTGCTGCCAAGTTGTGCGCCACAGTCCTTGCAGAACCCGTCCCTGTATAGCAACAAACATCCATGTAGCCGGGGGCGCGTCTGAAATTCCAATAAATTTGATTTTGCGAACCAAATGAAGATGAAATTGCAAACCCAGTGCTATTCCAATTTCTAGCTAGGCTTGATGAGTCTTGCTCTGCATTGGTTGCGTTTGTCTCAAGGCGGCGCGTAACCGCTGATTCAGTTGGAGTTGTTGATACACCTCTAAGCCTATCAACTGCATAGGTTGAGTCGGTGTTGGTTCGTGTTTTAAATAATTGCAGATCAACCGGGAATGAGGTTGTTTGCTGAGTTCCCGCAGAAGCGTTAACCGCAATGGGGCTGAACACACTCGTACCCGTTGTCGGTACTCTCATGGGGCCACGGCGTATGGCGATGTAGATGTAGGTGGAGCCTGATGCGTTGTAATTTGCGACCGCAGTTGTAATATCAAAACCAGTAGCAGTAGGCGAAACAAGATTTCCCGTGCCTTCTGCTGCTGAAAGATTTGGGTTTAACTCTGCATCGTCAATTCCTCTAACAGTAAATCCCCTCATGTTGTCGATTAAACCCCAATTGCCTGTGCCGCCAGTTGCGCGTTTAATTAACACCCACTGTGGCTCATACCCAAAGTCAATCACTGGCCCGGTTGCAGAGCCGTTACCAGTATAAGACCCACACGAAATCACATTGTCCGTACCCGACAGGCCAAAGCCTCCTGCGTTGTGGGCGAATAGGTAGGCGACGTAGGTTTCACTAAACCCATTAACAGATGAGTTGCCGCTAACAGTAAAAGATGTTGATGTTGTTGCTTGAATCAAAGTGCTTGACCCAACCGCAGCTCCCGTAGTGTTCAAAAGCAAATGTGAACTTGTCCCTAAAGACCTATGATGCACAATCCAGTTCGTTGTACCACTTGTTGTACTTTTAATAATTACAACACCGGGAACTGAACCTAGATTATGGTTAATCACCCTGCCGTTTACATCATTCCCCGTCCACGTCACCACATCAAAGAATTTCGGCTGCTCTCTGAAGGTCCATGAAACGTAGTTAAACGCACTGTTGGCGTTTGCGCCAGCATTGATGAAAAAACCATCAGTTGGTACAGCAGGGGTTGGAAACGCATCTGAATTTCCGACACTTGCACTAGGGCCATCCTGAATTTGCGCTGCTGTATTATTTGAACTTAGGCGAAAAGTGCCCGAGGTATTTCCACCAACACCAAACATCCCACGAGCGGTGTCGGTAAGGTAGTGATCCTGTGCAGTGCCTCTGTTTTTTATCCAGACAAGGCCACCTTTATTCAAAACATCTACGCCGTTTTGAATGCGAATTCGAGAGGTTCCGCCGTTGCCTGTGTACAGCCAAGTTTGAAAAATTTCTTCGATGTACGTAGGAACAAAAGGAACCCCGCCACCAAAAGCGTCATAGCTTGCTGCACCTGATGTTGCTTGTAATGGCATGGTTTAAGCCTTGAACTGAGTGACAGAAGCCAACACTGTGTAGGTGGCACTGCCTGTCTTGATGATGAGATAACGGTAGCTATCAATGCCGCTTGCATTACCCGCAGCAGGTGCACCACCCAACCAGCGTGTAGTCACGCCAGAGGTTGTACCGTCCACTTGCACTGCGTTGTTGAAGAACGCAGTCGATCCCTGTGTTACCAAGAAGGCGGCGGTCAGCGACTCACCTGTCGCCAGCAAAGTATTGAGGCTGGTGCCCGACGAACCACGGAAGTTCACCGTCCAGTTGGCCGAAGCGTTGCTGGTATAGAACAAAACGACTTGCGTGGTCACGTCGTAGGCAATCGTGCCCGTGGCGGCAGTAGCAGAAACAGTCGCCGTCTCCAACACGTCCGCGATCTTCAAACCAGCAGTGCTGGCTGTACCCACCAAAGTGGCCTTGCCTACAAGCGTAGCGGACTGGTCCGTGCCCAGTGTCAGTGCAGTGGTTGTGCCGTTGGTCTGGAACACCAGAGTGCCGGTGGTGTCGCCTGCATTAACAAGCGCGGTGCCGGTTGTGGTCCCTGCGGAAATCGTACTCATGTGTGCTCCTTAAATCACGACCCAGCGTTGGCCGGAAGATACTGTTACGGTAATCCCATCGGCGATGGTCATTGGGCCAACCGAGAAACCGTTTGTGCCAGAGGCAACCGTATAACTTGCTGACACAACGTCATTGTTTATGCTGATCGCACCGCCGCCACCGGGAATAATCAGTGTGCCCCAGTTTGCGTTTGTGCCGTCAGTTGTAAGGTACTTGCCCGCGTTGCCTGTCTGGCTTGGAAGACCCGAAGCTGGGGTGGCCCATGTTGGCACGCCACCAGTCACGGTCAAGACCTGCCCACTGCTGCCAATCCCACGCTTGACCAGTGTTGTGGTCCCAGTGGCGTAGATGATGTCGCCTGCTGTGTAGCTGGCGATGTTTGTGCCACCGTTTGCTACGGGCAGAACCCCTACAACATCTGTAGTCAGGTCCACTTTTCCGCCAGCCACTTCAACAAAATCAGTGCCGCTCCACGCCACAAGCGCCTTGCGTCCAGCCAGAATAGTGACCCCGGTTGTTGGACCTGCGCCGCGAATCACAATCGACTGCGTGCCACCTGTGGCGTTGATGACCACATAGGCTTTGCTCTGTGCAGGGGCCGTGATGTTGCGAGTGACTGTGCCCGTGGCTGTCCAACGGATGATCGCGTTACGCGCTTGGTTGGCCGCGCCGTTGGTTGTGGACAGTGTGACGTCCGTGTCTGCGCTCAGTGTGGTTGTGCCTGCGACAGCGGAGTCCAACAGTTGCGTGATGGCATCGTTGACAACGACACCCCATGTGCCGGACAAATCGCCCGTGGTTGGCAGGGCCAGCCCAAGCAGTGGTGAGAAATTGGTTACAGCCATTTTTTATCCTTTACACAACCAGCCAGCGTTGGCCACTGGGGACTGTGAACGACGACCCCGAAGCAATAGTGATGGGGCCAACACTGAACCCGTTTTTACCAGAGGTCAACGTGTATGTCCCTGTGAATGTTGTGTAGTTCTCCGTCACGGCCCCGGCAGCAGCAAACGACGCATATGCCGCTGGATATGTCACAAACACATCCTTGGTTCCCGCAGAGAAATTGGTTTTTGTTGTGCCACCGGCACTGGAGGCTAGAACGGTGTCACGAGACAGCGTTGTGCCTGATGCTGTGTAGGTGCCGATGCCTACTTCCCATTCACTGCCTGTCTGGCCTGCAATGGTGTAGTACGTGTTGTTTGCGTTACCAATTGCCGAAAAGGACTGAAACCCTGTTGCAGCCCCAAGGAGCGTGACGGTGCCTTGACCTGTCGTCGTGGTCGTCTCCTTCACCCGGTCTCTTACAACAAATGGCATGGTCTGTCCTTACACAGTCATCTCAACATCTTCCCAATCGGGAACCTGCGAGTTGTTCACATTTTGCCAGCTTGGCGTCTGGCTGTCATCTATTGTGGTCCAGTAAAAGAAGTTGGGATTGCCTACTTGACCCTGCGCCTGCACGCCAGTCAAAGCAACCGTCCTGCTGGAGCCCACGGTGCCCACCGAGCCAAAAGCAACAACGCTGTCTTCCGTTGGGCCCCCTACGGGAGTAACGACCCCTGCCGCACCTGCCGCTTGAACACCTGTCAGAGCAACCACACGCTCTGAGCCCACTGTGCCCGCTGCACCCCCGGACACAACGCCCACGGCAATTGGTGCAGCCAGCACGGTGCCCGTTTGGCCCAAGGCCTGGACCCCGGACAAGAACGCCACGTAGGCAAAGTCCACATTTCCGACTGCGCCGGAAGCCGAGACACCCGTCAGAGCTACTGTGCGAGAAGAGCCAACCGCGCCTACCTGACCAAAAGCAATGACGCCATCTTCAGTCGGATTATTGACTTCGGTGACGTTTCCAACTGCGCCAGAAGCCGAAACACCTGTCAGCGCAATCGTGCGCTCGGCCACTGAGACCGTGCCTACCGCACCGGCAGCTTGCACGCCAGTTGAGGCTTCAGCGAAAGTGGGGGTTACATTTCCGACCTGCCCGTACGCCTCAACGTGGACGATTGTCGCCCCAATCCCGTACTCACCGATCCCGCCTACATCCCCGTACGAATCTACCCCAGTCAGCGCAACTGTCGCAGATCGGGCTACGGAGCCTACATCCCCAGAAGCCGAAACCCCTGTCAGTGCAGCTGAAGTAGCTTGGACAACAGAGCCAACTGCACCAGATGCCTGAATGCCGGTTATCGCGACCGATATAACGGGCGACGCAACTCCTGCCGCCCCAGACGCTTGAACGCCAGTAGCAGCCTCGACAATTAACTGCCCCGCAAGGGAAGAGAACGGGGCTTCTGAGAAGGCGGCAATACCGAACATTGGCTACTCAGTGGGCGAACCCACCGCCCCTATTAGGTTGTAGCCAAGCGGATCAGCGCAGTGCTCGTAGTGTTCGAGGGCATTGTCAGTGTGAAAGTACCAGCGGTCACGGTTTGCGAACCGAAGGTGTGCACACTCACGGCCTTGTCAGACTTGGACGAGTTGTAGATCAACACCGCGTCAAACGCGGTGCTCAGCGTCACGCTCGTGTAGGTGATCGAAGCCGAAGGGGTCCAGTACGCTACACCGGCAGTGGCCGAGGTGTTGGTAGACAAAGGGGACGTGCCGTTCGTTACCGTCACACCACCGGGGGTGTAGCCAGTGCCCGTCACTTCTCCAGTGGACGAATAGGCGGTGGTCGAAGCGTTGACCGTGGCAGACGCCAAGTACAAAGCGGCCTTGAATGTATCACCCGTGCTTGTGGTGAAGTTGTGAGTAGCGGTCATCAGCTCTTGCATGAAGCTGGTGCACATTGCTTGCGTGTTTGCCATGATGGCTCCTTCAGTTAAAAGATGCCGCCTCGGCGGACATTGTTACAGCTTTCTTCAACGCCACATGCGCCGAGCGGTGGACCAGCTCGCCTTCATGCCAATACTCCACCCAGGTGGTGTATTCGTTGTCATTATCGACGAAGCCCTCTTTCTTCTCAAGCAGGGATTCGTCCATTTCGCCCTTGGTGGTTGTGACCAGTGCCATTGCTGCTCCTTATGAAATTCGAATGAGTGCGCTCTCGGCGTCATCGGTGGGCAACTGTATCTGAAATTGCTGGCTCAAAACGGTCTGATCCAGGCCAAAATTCAGCACAGCAATCGACTTCCCGGCTTTGGACGAGTTGTAGATCAATGCCCCACGGGTTGTAAAAGTCGCCGCGTTCCAGGTCGGGTTGTTGAACGAGACGTAAGCAATGCCCAGACTCTCTGACAACGACACGGTGACTCCTGTGAGCACCTGCCCTGTAGCGACATACGCTACGCCGACCACCTCGTTGTTGGAGGTGTACTCGGGCGTGAGCGGACCCAGCTCTGCATCGGCGGTGTACAGCGCGATCTTCAGCACGTCTGTGCGGAAGTCGTGCACGCCCAGGAGGAGCTGCTCCTTGAATGTATTGGTGAGGCCTGCTGTGATCATTGATTACCTCACTGGGAGCTTGACCTGGCCATCCAGGTAAGCATCGCCGCGTTGTTTGCCATCGCCCAGGTTCTTCAAAAGGCCCAGTGCTTCTTTAAACTTGCCGTCGTAGACGGCCATCATGTCCTGCTCACCCTTCATCCAGGTGTACGCCTCAACAAGAGAGCCGTACAAAAGAGTGCTGTCGAAGTTGTCGCCCAGCCACGAGGTGCCTGCAGTGACAATCGACTGAGGGTAGTAGTAGAAATGCAGCTCGAGCTTGTAGTTTGCGTCAGGGGTCGGACCGACAATGAACGTGAGTTCGTTCACGTTGTCAGTGTTGGGACCAAAGATCGCATAGTACTTTGGCGTGGCTCGGAAGGACGGGTTGGGATACACCTCGCGGATGTAGTTCACGTCGCGGTTGAGCAAGTAGGTGTAGCCGCCCTGGAACGACACCGTGCCAGAGACTGCCCCTGTATTTGTTTTATCCAAAGTCACTGTGGTGCCCACCACAGTGACAACCACTGCGCCCAATGCAATGCCAGTGCCGGAAACATACATCCCGGGCGTGATGCTGGTGGCGTCTGCAACAGTGATCTGCAGGTTGCCCGAGGACCCTGTGGCCGTTGTGCTGGGGGCCAGGTACAGCGCGAGAGAGTAGGCCGAGAGGAAGTCCTCTGGGCACGAGACATACTTGTTGCCTGCCTGCAGGTTGCCCGTCATGTTCCTGCGCAAGTTGGCAATCTGCACCGTGTTGTAGATGCGCTGCTCCGCCTGACGCACAAACGTAGGAATCTCGTTGACAAAATCAACGTCCGTGTTGTTGGTGTACGCCTGAATGGCGTCGCTTAGGGCGGCGTAGTTCATGTGATGCTCGTTCTAATTGTTCCCAGCGAAGTACCTGCCACCAGTTGTTTCGCCGGAGGCATCGGCTGCATGCCAATACTAGCAAAGGACGTGTCCGCCGTGAACCCCACATACACTGTAACGCCCATCCGAGCCTCAGGGCGAGGCTGATACAGCGCCTGAGGCTCGTTGATGTTGCGCTTGGGCTCAAGCTGCGGATGCTTGGGCTCGTAGCACTCATCACAGACCTTAAACCCTGTCCATTCCTTCTTCAGGGAATTGAGCTTGAACCGCTGCCCACACTGGTCGCACAGCGCAATTGCAAACTTGCCTGATGCGTACCCAGCAGTCATCAGTTCTCTCCTCTGTACGTGGGCACAGCGAAGTAACTAGAGCGCTCGCGGTCTTCTGCCGCAGCCCGGGCGAACTCTTCCTCGTAGAACTGCTTGAGGATCTGAATCCGGTCAGGAGCCTTCTTGATGGCCAGATAGTAGGCAAGGCCTGCGATCAGGCAAGGCAAGAAACGGAAGGAGATGTCCGCCGTGTTCGTGAATGCACCAGTCTCCTGGATGCGACGAATGGCGTAGTAGCGGAAGATATATTCTTGCGTGGCATCCGGGGCAGGATACAAGAACAGCTTGGCGGGGACCGTGCGCTGAACGTAGAACTGAGCAGGACGCGACGGCGTAAACTTGTTGGGCACGTGCAGGTACTCTGCACTGCCAATTCGGTCGATCGTGATGTCCTGCTGGTTGGATGTTCCAGCGTTGGTGCGGATCACCGCTGACAGCGCGTCCACAGTGTCTGCGGGCAGGTCGTACTCATGCACGTTGGCCGTCAAAATCACCTGTCGCTGCTCGATCGTCCACAAATTCAGACCACGGTTGGCCCACTCTGCGAACATCAAATTCAGTGACCGCTGCGCTGTCCGAGCGTCGTAGCCGTCACGAACCTGGAGACCGCAGCGCTCATACGCTTCGAGGATGATCTCATCGAAGTCCAGGTTGTAAGCGGAGACGCCGGAAGTGGTCATGGCTTAGTAGATCTTGGCTGTACGTGCGCGCGCAGCGCCCACGCCTCGGACAGCAACGCTGTCGCCAGTGACAGACTTCTTGACCGGCTGGCTCAGGGTCTTGCCCTGAGGACCTGCTGTGTCGGGGCCGGAAGCGCCGATCTGGCCCTTCTTGGGCACACCAGACATAGGCACGCCGCCTTTGGCTTTGCTTGATTTCATGACGTCACCGCCTTTCCTAAATTTTTTGCCTTTGCTGGACTCGCTAAAGTCCTTGGCAACAGACGTTGGGATTCCAACTTTCTTGGCAAATGCAGGGCTATGCGCCGCTGCATCCATCAAGCGCTTTTGCTTCTTACTGACCGCTGGCATGGCTGCCTCTCAGGTTGTCAATCTTGCGCTCAATCCTGTCGAAGCGCTCCATCAACTGCTGCATGTCAGCCCGGAACTCCGTACGAGTAATGTGATCGCGCGCCACTTCTTCTCGGGTGCGATTAAGCAGAATGCCGAGTCGGTTGATCTCGGCAAACTTTTCTTTGAGCACAAATCCGAGCAGGGCCACGATTGCAGTCAGTACGATGTTCCAAACCAGCATTTCCATCTCAGCACTTCCACGCCCGCAGGCTCTTATTAATTCTTGAGTCAGGGTCCTTGGCTGTCTTTTCGCTTGTCAGCTTGGCCTTCATCCCCTCCATCCGCCCGCAAAAAGACGCCTTGCGTCCTTTTGCTTCCTTGGTCTTGGGAGAGGGCGCAGGCGGCTTCAGGTTCATGCCCTGAGCCTTTGCGGAGGCCCGGCCCTTGGCGTTCAAGCCGCCTTTCTCCGATTTTCCCTCTTTTCTCTGCCATGCTGGTGTTTTAGGCATTTTTCTTCTCCACAACAGCCCGGCAAAGCGAAACGAACTCTGCCGTGGAAAGATTGCTTTTTGCGATATTGGCGGCCCGACACACCAATTGAACATTGCTTACAGTGTATCCGCCTGAGGAATCTATGCGGTCTATGCTGCAATTTGTCGGCACAGTCCCCGCAGCCAGTTCCATTGTCATTGGCCAGCCAGTTAAGGCGCAGCGCCCTTGCTGGGCTTGCCATAACAGCTCCAACGCATCTAAAGAAATAATTTCTTCAAATTTGCGCCGTTGCGCCGCTTTGGCCCGCAAGTACTGTAGGTAGCTTCGAACAGATCTCGTTCTCCTAAACGCCGTGTATTTGAGACTATCCTCGCCCCAGGTACGATGATGATAAGACGCCTGCTTTTCAGCAATGCACCTTTTGCACCATGAGTTATATTTTGGGCGACCGTCAACACATTTTCCCGTGGTATAGAACCCGGAAAGCGGCCTCACTGCACCACATTGAGTGCATGCTTTTTCACTGAGAACCGCTGTGATCGCCATGATCAGTACATCTTGCAGGGCTTGTTACGGGCCTCGCCCACGCCGCGCGGAGACACCGAGGCCGAAGGCTTCTGGTAGTCCTTGCGAGGAGTTTGCTTGGGGCCACCCTTGGCCATGTCCTGCTTGTTTGCACCGGGCTGAACTTCGCCCTGGTACTGGTCAATTGCCATTTTTGCTGCTCGTCCCATGATGGACTCCTTATCCGTAGAAGAAGGTCACCGAAGTGGGACCAGTGATGGTGAGGTACGGGTCGCCCTTGAACACCACGCCATCGCCTGGAACCAGGAGATAGGTAGAGCCGTTGCCCGCAGTGCTGGCAGGAGTAGCCAAGAGAATCTTCTCTTCGCCGCCGACGCCACCATCCTTGAAGGAAATGGAGCCTGCTGTGCCTGCCACGTAGTAAATGGATTTGATACGAGCACGAGGCTGACCGATGCCTGTGGCACCGGTTGTAGTCATCGTTTTCGATCGTACGTCAAACTGAAACATAATCAATCTCCTGTGAAGCCGGGGCCGAGGCCCCGGAGATTAATTAGGCAGTGCGTGTGAACACGTATGCAGTGGCGCTGGAGAACATGATGGTGAATCGTGCCAGACCAGTGACACCTGCTGCAACAGTCAGGTCACCAAAGGAGGCTGCAGTGTCAACAGCCGCCGACGACAAGATGCCGTTTGTGGCCACAGCGATGGTCACTGCGCTTGCACCAGCAGTGTTGTCCACGTAGAGCTCCAACACAGTACCGCGGGTTGCGCCAATTTGTGCACCCAGCAAAGTGCCAGTAGGCAGTGTGATGGTGACAGGAGATGCCGAGGTAGAAGTGATGTAGCCGGTCGCCACTTCTGCTGCTGTGGCAGCGCGTGTAGCGTTGATCGCAGCGGTTGTTGGGTGGTTCTGGTCAGTGAAAACCAGGTTGGTGGCCGTCAGGTTGGTCACGCTGGTTGTAGCGCCGAAAGAAGCGTCAATGGTGACGTCGCCTGTGGTGGGGCTGACGGTGACGGATTGGAAGCCGTTCTGCGAGCGAACTGGGCCGGTGAAGGTGGTATTTGCCATGATTTGTTCCTCATGCGGTTGAAGTGCACCTGCCTGCATGACGTCGGCCCGGAGCCGTCAGGTACACCGGAAAGTCCGGGAGTGAAAGCAATATACACCAAAAGAAAAGGGCCCACAAGGGGCCCTTTTCACGTTTTCCGAACGCTTATGCCGCGCCAGGAGAACCGTAGATACCACGTGGGTCAGACCAGCCGAAGCTGTAACGCTCACGGGCCTTGTAGCGGACGTTGCCGGTGTCAAAATCGCCTTCGAAAGCGGTCTTGATGGGCGAACGGTTGAACATCTTCAGGCCGTTAGGCGCATCAGTGATCAGGAACCAAGCGTCCGAGTCAGTCAGGTAGTGGTTGACAGCGTAACCTTCGGGAATCAAGCCCATGGACTTGATCGCGTTGATGTCGTTGTCAGCCGAGGAGGTGCGCAAAGTGCTCTTCATCAGGCGCTCTGCAGTGAACTGCAGTTCCTTAGGAA